CCAGATGTAAATGTAACATTACCACCTGACGCATCTCCAGCACCAGATACTGTGTAGTGCGTGGTTAGAGTTTTGGTCGTTTCAGTTCCTGTAGAGGATCTGATAATTACTTGTAAATCTGTGTCCGCAAAAATCTTAAAGGTATAGGCAAAAGCTGTTGTGCTTGAATTACCTGAGTAGGAATTTTTTACTGTAGTTGAAGATACTGTCATATTAAAAACCTTTATTACTTGTTGATGGTTTTGTAAATAGATATTCTTGATTATAATCCTTTTTCATTCTTCTTTCTACTCTTTTTAATACACCTGGATTTATTGTTTCCATAAGCTGAAAACCTATCATATAATCAAATGCTGATTTAATATAAAATAAATTTAAAAAAGGTATATTAGAACTTATAGCTCTATAAGCAGCTTTTGCAGCTTTTCCACCTTCTAAACCCAAAGCATATTTAAAAGCTAAACCAAGATCAACAACAGTTACTGGAACTGGACCAACTAAACCAGCAACGACAGATCCTGCGTCTCTTTGTTCTTTAAACAATACATCTCCATATATACCAAGTCCACCACCTTGCAAGAAAGCAGCCATAATAGTTTTGGCTTTAGTTGGATCTCTTGGTTCTTTTCCTTTTAATAAATCTTTCATAGTCATTGCCATATAACCCATAAAACCAGAAGTTATAACTAATGCAGCCATTCCTCTAATACCTCTTCCTATTTCTGCTCTTCCAGCTTCTGTACTTAGTCCACCTAATCTTTTACCCTTTCTAATATAAGCCATTTCTCTTCCTAAAACTTTATTCATAATTGACATTGGAAATGCTTTAAATTGACCTACAAATCTAATAGCTTCACCTATACCAGTTCCTGCTAAAGTACCTTGTGTCATTATTCCTTTTACTCTAGCATCTGGCTCTATAACTGCATAAATTGATCTATCTAATAATATTCCAGAAACTGAATATTTAAACTTATCTTTTTCTATTTGTAATTCTGTTTTACTTAAATTATCTATACCTGTTATTCTTTTTATATCAGCATCTGATATTTGATCTAAATTTGCAACATTAATAAATTCAGTTCCATCAGCCGCTTTTGCCATTCCATTTTTTCTAATTACATCCCATTTAACAGAATCAATATTATATAAAGCAAAAAATTCTTGTAATGGTTTATTTAATTGATTAAAACTTAAATTTTTTTGTTTAGCATAATAGTTAGCCATACCTAACATTGAATTTTCTTTTAAAGTGTTAGTCCACCAAGAAAGTAAGTTATATTTAAAAAATGTTCTTTGAATTTTAGTCCAACCTTTAGTTAAATTATCACCAACAGTATGTCTACCAGAAACATCATATACAATTCCATCTGCTAAAAAACCCATTCCTTCAACTAAATCTTTTTTATCTTGTGTATTTTTTCTTCTTGCTAAACCTGCAAACCCCTCATACATTCCACCTAAAAATGATCTACCTTGAAATTTCATTTCTGATCCATAAATACCTAAATCAGCAGCAGCAGATATAACAGCACCACCCAATTTTGTAGTATTAGTTACAGCTCTAGTTATTGCTGACCATTTTGCTACACCAAAACCAACACTACCACCTTCAATAGTATGAATAGTTCCATCTACAACTTTCATATATTTATCAAATGGTGCATAGGAAGATATAGATTGTGCAGCAGCCAATCTTCCTTCAGATATTAATCTTTGTTGAACTGCATATCTAATTTTTTCAAAATTTTGTTTTGGTTTAGTGCCAAGAGAATCTATCATACCCATGTTTCTTCCTGCTGTCATTAATCCAGAAAAATAAGTTTCCTTTAATGATCCTGTACCAAACTTTTCATTTACAGCAAACCAATCTTTTGCAGATTTATAATGTAATACTCTTTTAAAATTTGCACTTTTTGCTACATTTTTAGTTCCAAAAATATTACCAGCTCCTTCAGCTATTTGTATTTTATTTCCAACTATAGAATTATAAGCATTTAATAAGAATTGATCTATATCTTCTGTGTTTGCAAATGTTCTATCACCATCTAAATATTGCATCATAAAATTTTTCCATGCTGTAAAATTTTTATAATAATTTATATCTTTACCTTTTAAATTTTCTGGTACAGTTATTTCTTCTAATTTTTTATTTAATCTATTTGCAGCAGCTCTAACATTAAATTGATCATAAGATTGTTTAACAATATAACCCCACATTTTTTCAATATTAGCTCCTCTAGCATTTAATTTTTGTCTAACAAGCTCAGAATAACTTTCCATTATTTCTGCAACTTTTCTTATGTCTGGATTTTTTTCTGTTACTGGTGGTTTAATACCTAAATCTGATTTTTGTTGAGCAAACTCTTCCATGGCTATAGCAATTCTTTCTTGTGTTGCCATATCTGCATTTGCAAAAAATTGATCTACTCCAGCATTTTTAAGTTCAGCATTAAAACCTGCAATTAACTGACCTTGTGCAGCATTTTGTGCAACACCTAC